TCATAGATAAATAATATGCAAGTCCTGATACCATACAAGGCACAAATCTAAAAGGTGTGTCACTCGCATTAGTGTAGGCTCCTGCATCTTGAATTCTTCTAACATAATAAACGTTTATAAAATTAGAAGCAGCTGTTGCATTTGGTAATGGATAAAGTGTTATTGTAACTTTATCTATAAATCTTTGTACCCAAAATTGTGAAGGTGTTCCAAGTGATGCTTTATTCGCTGTTGCAGAATATGCGTCTCTTGCAACTTTAGTTAAACCAATATCTGATTGATTAGTTGTATTATAATTCTGTCTAAACGTAACGTTTAAAATATCTGATATACCAAATACATTTGCAGTTGGAACTGTTGTAGCTTGTGGTGGTTCATTACCAGCAGGAACATCACTTGCGTTTCTATAAAAAGTATATACTCCAGATCCCTCAGCGGTAGCATCTACATTTGTTGAAGAACCTACAACTAGATTAACATTTGTATTTCCTACTTCCCAAAAATGTATTCCTCTGTTACCCCACTCTTGAAAAAGAATATTTAAAGATCTTCTGGCAGTTTTGATTTGATAACCGGCCGTACCTACTAAACCAAGACGCTCATATGCGTCTGCAATAATTTCATCAATTGACAGGTCCTGATCAAAACCGTAGGCCTGTGAAGTAGTATTAGCCATTGCTACCTACCCGTCAAAATATACTGTTAAACTTACGAAACTGTTAGTTGGTAGATTTACAGATAAACCTTCATTAGCCAGTATTCCTCCATGCGCTGAAGCTGGATTAATTAAAGTTTGAGCTGCTACAGGATTTTGTACAGCAAATAATTGATTACCTTGTGACTGACCACCATTAAAAAACGCAGTGACCGTATTGGCTGTAGCTGCAGTCGTACCAAATAATTCTCTTAATCTAGTTCTACCAGCAAATATTGTTTGTTCAGATCCTCCGGATCCTGCTGCATTTCCTGCTCTAACTGCTGTAGTAGTTCCACCACTTACAGCTATTTGAGTTACTGTGTTAAATTTTAATGTGCTTGTAACTGTAGCTGCTCCATTAGGTCCGTTAAGAGCTTCTGAAGCACTTATACCTAAAGCGTTTGTTCCAGTGATTGTAAAAGTAACACCAGTTAAATTAGTTCCACCGTCTCCAGTTATCGTAACAAATAATCCTACTCCTGCTGGGGCAAAGCTTGATGCTGTTCCAGCTAAAGTTAAATCACCTGCTCCGCTTGGAGTTTGTGAAGCCGCTATAGAATCATTATCAGCACCTGTTGTATCAGGGACTAACGTTTTACTTTTAGGACTTACTATACTTGTTCCCATAATTTTTTCTCCTTAAATTTGTGTGGGCCGAAGCCCACACTAAATTAATTATTACGCTATTGTTGCAATAGGAGTTGATAAAGTCTCAGCTTTATAAGTTGAGTTAGTACCATCATCACTAATGCAAGTTAATCTTACTCTAGCATTTACCGCAGTTGAGTTAGGTAACGTTAAAGTATCACCTGCAACGTCACTTGACGGGTTAGCAGCTGTTCCACCCATAAGAGAAAGCGCACCAAAGAAATTTGATACACCTGCACCAGGTAAAACAAAAGTAACAGTTTTACCACCACCAACAGCAGTAGTTACAAAAAACTCGAAAACGTTTCCAACATTGTCTGTGCTTAGAGCAGGCATGTTGACAACAATGTCACCTGTTCCATCGACTTCAAAAATTGTTCCTGATTGAGCTGTAGTTAAAGTTGTTGTTACATCACTTCCAGTATTTAAAGTTGTGTTATCTACTGATTGTCTAAAGTTTGGTCTTGTATCGTAAGTTGCCTCAACTGTAAACGCTCCAGTAGTTGCATTTTTTGTTACTTGTTCAAAACCGTTTTCCGATCGGACTGGTCCTGAAAATGTAGTGTTTGCCATAATTATATCCTCCTAGTTTCTGAACATAGTCTCTAGGCCGTCGACTATACGCGTCTATGTTCTAATTAATTGTATAGTAATAAAACTATATACTAGTTTTTAGTAGAGCG